ATGATGCGCTCACCGTAGAGCACTGGAACGACTTCGCCCTGCTGGGTATTGGCGTTGGATTTGTCAAAAGTAAAAGAGTTCTTTTGCTCCTCACGGTTTCGCCCACTAGTTGCGCTAGTTCCATAGGCTCCTCCAGCGGCAACATTTGGCATTTTGGGGGTAGGCGTCAACAGATCAGCAACACCCAGCGTGATAAGTCCAGCACCTGCAACCAATGCTGCAACGCTACCTGCCGCAGCAAAACTGCCTACGCCGTAACTACCTAAGACACCAGCCCAAGCGCCAGCACCAAAACTGACAAAAGACAAAGCAACAAGCGCGACACCAGCAACAATCTTGCCAACCGCACCTTTTCCCACTGGTTGTGGCGCCAAAATAAAACGCTTGCTCATTGGCCAAAGCAACTGGTCTTCATCAAGTCCGTCAGGGTGCTCTGTAATTGCACGCCAACGAATACCGTTTTCTTCTGAATTGAGAAGGTATTCACGCAGTGCAGGGATCTGCACGCACAGCGCTCTAACGGCTTCAGCAGGTGTTTTTACTGCAAGCTCAAAACGACGCCCAAAACGGCGACCAGCTTCACCAAGCAAACGGATCGTCACCATCAGCCTGCCCTCCGCACAACCATGTAGCTATTGTCGCGGAAATATCCGCTGTAGGCAGTTGTTCCAGACAATCTGCCCACTAAATGTTGGTAGAGCTTATTTGCCGCAGGATCTTCGATAACGGCAACGTGGTTACAGGCGTTCTGATTGCGGATCCGCATCAAGATCACATCACCACGCACCAGATCAACCCCGGCAGGCACTCTGATAAAGCCTTCGGCGGCGAAGTTCTGCTCGAAATAAGTAAAGCCAGGCTTTGACCACTCACCCTCGTAACGGCGTGGGTAGTCGCCCATCTCGACGCCCATCTGCTGCCTGTACCAGTCCCGCACGGCGGAATAGCAGTCATAGACGCCGTAATTCCAGGGGCGCCCCAGCAAACCTGCGTCTTGGGAAGGATCCAGCCAAAACGCTTCGCTGCCAGCGCAGTTCCACACGGCATAAGGCAGGTTCAACGCCTTGCACGCTTTGATGTCAGCTGGGCTAAAACCGCTGTACTTGGCGTGGCTGTGCCAACAGGCTTTTGCGTCGTCGATGTAGTCAGCGGTATCCTGTGCGCTCATCACGAACGTGTCAGGCTGATCGCTGATGTTGCGGCACTCAACCACCGATCCATCTAACAAGATAAATCCGCATGTCTCCTTCGGATATGCACGTTCTGCATAAGTCCGCATCGCTAGCCGCTGTTCAGCAGTAAGCGGGTTTTGCCATTGCGACAGCATCAGCCTTGTGAATCAACGAGACCAGGAAAGCCGCCAAATGGCAGCCGCGAACCATCACCAAAACGAAGCTGGCAGCTGGTCAAACGCTTCCCGCACACATCATCGTCAGCACTGACAACAGCGTCATCGTTTGCGTCGAAATAATCCGTGCCGTCATAGTGACAGCCAATGTCACTGCGGTAGATCCACTGGCACTGTTCACGCAACAACCGGCGGCCAGGCAAGCTGCGACCCTCAAGATCGAATGGCACCGCTAACTGAAAAGTAACCGCTAATTTGTTTTCGCTTGATTTTTGCTCGACAACCCATTCGTCTGGTCCCCAATACGCATTTGGATCTGCTCCAGGAGTGCCGTCCAAATAAGTCGTCAGCGTGCGGATTCGACTAACACTTGCCCCGACCAAATCGCTGTAAGTATTGGTCAATGCTGTGATCGCCAAACCCACGTTGGCAAACACAATGCTAGGACGCTCCAGCTTGCCGCTAGTATTCAACTCAAACCCATTTGCCTGCAAAGGCAATGCCGTGTAGGTGTTGCCGTCGTAAGTAATATCCTCTCCGTCAGTTTGCGACCAATTACAAAAACGATAAACAGATTGATCGGTTGAGCCTGCAGGCAGCAAGGTTGAAATATCTAAAGTAAAAAGATCAATAATCTCTGGTAGCTGAGTTTTAAAAGTTTCGGCAACAGGTGGACTTTGTGTCATACGTAGACCCTCCGCAGTTCAAACTCTAAGGTTGCATAGGCAGGGCTTACGGGCGTAATGGTCCAGCCGTTTGTCAAAAGATAATTTCCTGCATCAAGCGTCAAAGTCACCTCAACAACAGTTCCGTCTGCAATATCAACCGAGGTCAGCAAACCTGTGTCTAAATTTGCAGTGTAATTTGTTGGTCGAGTGTAACCATTTAATGACAAAGTATCAATGTCTTTGTATCCCAAATCAAGCTGACCGCTGGCAAAGGGTCTTGAAAAAGTTTTAGTGTTAAAGGGTGGAGTCCATTCAATAGCAGTGCCCCTCAATGAAAGCAAATAACTTTCAAGGGAATTAATTTCTTCGTTCGTCAACGCAATAGTTTTGCAGTTCCAGGCTTCTTGTTGTGAATTCAAACCATCAGTCAAAACTTGTGCATAGCCATCACCAAAACTGGCAACCTGTGTGCGATGGTTTCGCTTGACACTAGAAACCAAGTCAAGCTTGATGTCGTTGAAATTGACGTAGGTCATCGCAGAAGTCCTCCGCTGCGGCGCTCATTGACCAAGGTTGACATCACAATACCCTGCACTTGATTTGCAATCCGTTTTTGAGCTTCAGGCGACAATTGCTCACCATTATTTTGCACCGTGATATTAACGGAATCCACTTTTACGGTATTTCCACCGCCTTTCATGCTGACAGGAATGCTGCGACCGTCGGGAAGGGGGACATAGGCTTCAGGTGTGCTGCCTTCGCCAAACATGGCCAATTGGGGGCTGTTGGCAATGCCACCGCTTGCATAACGTTTTAGTGGCAACGGACCACGGCTAGTCATTACACCACCATTAGCAAAAAGCTTGGGGAATAATCCTTTAGCCAAGGACTGCATGCCGAAATTAATCAGCAAGCTGCCAACCTGACGCAAGATGTCACCAAGCAGATCACGAAATGACTTGGCGCGATCAAATAAATTAATCAATGCGTCACCCATGCCTTGAGCAAAAGTAGTAACGATGTTTTGAGCAAGCTGACGGGTCTCGCTTGCTTGTGCATTTAACTTTTCGTATGCTTTATCAATTCTTGCCAGCATCTCTTCACTAAGAACAGCCCCGTCTCTTTGAAGCTGCTGGATAAAACGTTCTTTTTCAATTTGCCTTGCTTGTTTTTCGTCAATAATTTGAGCTTCAATTTCAAGGTTTTTAATAGATTCCTCAGCGGCTCTGTTTTGTTCAATTTTTGCCATGGAAATCTTAATGACATCACGAGCGGTTTTGTTGACAATTTGTTGAACCGCTTCTTCTGCTTGCTTATTTACTTTAGCCTCTGCAACAATTCGTTCGTTGGGTAACAATTGTTTCTCTTTGATTTCTAAAAGTTTTGCTTCTCGATCTAATGCAATTTGCTGCAGTGGTTCAATTTCTTCATAAAGACCAATTGCAGCAAGCTGGGCATCACGCAAAGCGGCAGAAATGTCTTTGCGCTTGCGACCGCCCTCAGATTTTGTCAAATCAATATCGGGCAAACCTTTTGGTTTATCTACCTTGATATCTGCTGCAGCTTTTTCTGCCGCACGCAAGCCGCCTAATCGAGCAGCCATTTCAATTCTTCTTTGACTTAATGTCTGCTCTTGTGCGTATTCAACATCGCCAAGCAAACCGCCACGCTTGACTCGCAGTTGAGCAAAAGCCTGCAATCTTGCATCAGTCGCGGCAAGATCTTTTTCTAATGTTGCAATTTCTCCTGCGCGTCCTTTACCTAATCCAAGAAAGCTTGCAAGTTTCTTTGCAGCCTCATCAATAGCAATGACAATTTTGGCGAATTCAGTTTGAAAAGCTGCGCCAATAGGACGAAGCAAGTCACCAACAGATTCACTGAGTCTGCTCAATGCTGTTTGCAAACGGTCGCCGGCAGCCTCTGGACCAGAAGCAATGACCTTTGCGGCTTCGCCGTAATCAGCAAATAGCTTTTCAGCAAAGCCTTGGAAATCCTGCAGGCTGACCTGTCCCTTTTCAAGAGCCTTATCAAGCTCTTGCGGTGTCATGCCCATTGACTCAGCAAACAAGGTGAATGCGCCGGGCAAACGCTCACCAATTTGCTGACGCAGTTCTTCAGCAGAAACCTTGCCTTTACTAAATACCTGTGAAGTTGCAGTCAGTGCAGAATCCAGATCCTGCAAGCTTCCACCAGTACCTCGAATACCTGCAGCAACACCTAGAAATGCCTTTTCTGCATCGGCAACACTTCCGCCAGCGCCTTTGACAGATGCAGTCAGTTTTGTAAATTGACGAGTAATAACTTCTTGCGGTATTGCAAATTTTCTGCTTGTTTGATCAACAAATGCAAGAGCACGTTGATATTCGCCTGCTTCTTTGGTGACAAGCTGCAAAGCTAAACGCTGCTTGGCAATTTCAGCTGCATAAGTAGCGGTGCCACCCAATTGCTGACGAACTTGACCAACTTGGGCACCAATTGCACCGCCTACAGCAGCGCCAGCCGCCCCAAAAGGAAGTCCAACAAGGGCGCCAATAGCTCCTTCTGGACCGCCAAAAATACTGCTAGCAGCGACCGCACCAACACCCTTAGCGGCAGCCATTGCTCGACCACCACCGCGTCGTCCCTGAGCCTTTGCAGCAGCTTGCTCAAAGCGCTGGGCTTCCCTTGTCGCCTCCCTGAATTCCTTGCTGGTGATATCAACGCTGTTTGCTAACTCACGCCATGCACGCGCATAGTCATTTAGACCATTGATACTTTTAGTTCTGATTTGACTATCTGTTTGCTTAAGAGTTGAAGAAAGATCTTTAAATTTTGCACTAGTTAAGGTTGAACGCTGCGCAACATCATTCAGCTTTGCGCTGAGCTGATTCAGCACAACATCGCCTTCTTTTCTGACGCGGAGC